CTTTGCGTGTAAGGCGCGGGGGCTAATAACCCCCCTGTAAACTATGGCCGTCATCTATCTTCGTCACGCCACTCACGGCGCTAAAGTCGCTATATCTGATAAAGAAGCCGATAACGATAGAGAAAACGGCTGGGAAGTGTATGATCCTAATGATGTAGAAGATGAGATGGAGCCAGTTAACGAGCTTCAGCCTCGTCGTCGCAGCCGTAGAACTCAGGAGGTTGAGTTATGACAACTGCCGCTGAACTTATTAACGGGTCACTTCGCCTTCTTGGTGTTTTAGCTGAAGGTGAAGAACCTTCGGTTGCGGTCATGCAAGACTCTATCATGGCGATGAATCAAATGATTCAGTCATGGGACACTGAGCGTTTGTCAGTTTTTAGTACGCAAGATCAAGTGTTTACTTGGCCTGCGTACACTATGTCGCGCACGATTGGCCCTACCGGCGATTTTGTAGGTAATCGTCCTATTGAAATTGATGACGCGACTTATTTCAAAGACCCATCGTCGGGACTGTCGTTTGGTGTCAAACTAATCAATCAGCAGCAGTACGATGGTATTGCATACAAAACGGTTACGTCGACATACCCGCAAGTTATGTGGGTAAACAATACGTTTCCAGATATGGAAATGACGGTGTATCCAGTTCCTATCAAAGCCCTGGAATGGCACATTATTTCTGTAGAAACGTTGACGGAAGTCTCAAGCGTCGCTACAGACATGTATTTTCCGCCAGGCTACTTGCGTGCGTTTCGCTACAACTTAGCCTGCGAACTAGCACCTGAGTTTGGTGTTGAACCTTCGCCGCAAGTGCAGCGTATTGCCATGTCAAGCAAGCGCAACATCAAGCGCATCAACTTCCCCGGCGATCTTATGGCAATACCTTACCCGATTGTTGCAACGCGTCAACGGTACAACATCTACGCTAACAACTTCTGATGAAAACGCCGATTCTTGGATCGACTTACGTTGCCCGTTCCGTCAACGCAGCCGATGCGAGGATGGTCAATTTGTTTCCAGAAGTTGTGCCGGAAGGTGGCAAAGAGCCTGCTTTTCTTCAGCGCTGCCCCGGCTTACTCAACCTTGCTACGATTGGTAGCGGCCCTATTCGTGGGCTGTGGACCTTTTCGTCTGACAACAGCACGGCGTTTGTTGTGTCGGGTAATGAACTGTACAAAATAAATACCAGTTATGCCGCGACCTTTATTGGTTCTATTCCTGGTACTGGTCCTGTCAGTATGGCCGACAACGGCATCCAGTTGTTTATTGCCTGTAACGGGCCAAGCTACATTTACAACAACAGTACCGGCGTATTTGGGCAGATTGTAGATGTTGATTTTCCCGGCGCCGTAACGGTTGGGTATATTGACGGCTACTTTGTTTTTAATGAGCCTAACAGCCAGCGCATTTGGGTTACGCAATTGCTCGACGGCACGTCGATTGAACCGCTGGATTTTGCTAGCGCGGAAGGTTCGCCTGATGGCGTTGTCGGTCTTATTGTTGATCACCGAGAAGTTTGGGTTTACGGTACAAACTCAGTTGAAGTATGGTACGACGCCGGTACGCCAGACTTCCCCCTTCAGCGCATACAAGGCGCGTTTAACGAAATTGGCTGTATTTCCGCGTACACCATTGCCAAAATGGACAACGGTTTGTTTTGGCTCGGCGCAGATGCCCGAGGGCAAGGTATTGTCTACCGCGCTAACGGCTACACCGGGCAGCGCATCAGCACACATGCGGTCGAATGGCAAATTCAGCAATATGGCAACTTGACGGACGCGCTTGCGTACACATATCAGCAAGACGGCCATAGCTTTTACGTCCTTATATTCCCCAGCGCCAACACAACGTGGGTCTATGACGTAGCGACAGGCGCATGGCATGAGCGCGCAGGTTGGAGCGACGGATCGTTTACGCGGCATCGCAGCAATTGTCAGATGGCGTTTAACAACCAAATCATTGTGGGCGACTATCAGAACGGCAACATCTACGCGTTTGATCTTGACACTTACGCTGATAACGGTCAGATACAAAAGTGGTTGCGCTCGTGGCGCGCATTACCAACAGGCCAAAACAATCTTAAGCGCACCGCACAACACGCTATGCAGCTTGACATGGAGTCGGGCGTTGGGCTAGCAACAGGCCAAGGCAGTAATCCAGAAGTTATGTTGCGCTGGTCTGACGATGGCGGTCATACATGGTCTAATTATCGTACTACGTCAGTAGGCAAAATCGGCGAGTATTACTACCGTGTTTGGTTCCGTCGCTTGGGCATGACAATGAAATTACGCGATCGCGTATATGAGTTGTCAATGACAGACCCTGTTAAGACTGCGATTATGGGCGCGGAAATTCTCATAACGCCAACCAATGCTTAATGTCACCAACATTCCAGCACCGCGTGTCAGCATTATTGACGAGCGAACAGGGCTTATTTCGCGGGAATGGTATCGCTTCTTTTTAAATCTGTTTACGTTAGTTGGACAAGGCAACAATCAAACAAGCCTTGATGACCTTCAAGTCGGGCCCCCGGCGCAAAACATCAACATATTGGTGTCAGGTAGTTCAACCGATTTAGCCCCTCCCCCTGCACCCATCACCTCAATAGCGGACAATCAAGCGCTGCTGCCCGGTAATTTGCAATTACCAGTCGATAACGGCCAAGCATTACTGCCTTCGGTTGTACAAGCGCTAATTCAAAGTTACGCCGACTTAGCGCCGCCAGTTATTCCTCCAAGCATACCCACTAACGGCACAGTCACAAGTGTTGACGTGTCTGGTGGTACGACAGGCATGTCGTTTACTGGCGGTCCTATCACTACATCAGGCACGATTACGATGTCTGGCACGTTAGGGACAGCTAACGGAGGTACAGGCGCCACTTCGCTTACGGGCGCGGGTATTGTCACATTAACTGACAGCCAGGTTATTACGGGCCAAAAAAATTTCACTAGTTTCTCCTGCACCTACGCAGGCGCGACTTACGCTACAACAAACGCTTATTTTGGTGAGAGCAGTGCTTATGCTGCAATAGGTGGTGTTAATGGCGTTGTATTGGCTAGCGGGGCAACTTATCCTGGCACGGGGCGATATGTAGCAGACGCGGTATCGTTCCGCCCGTACGCCACTACAACCTATAGTTGCGGAACGTTAAGCCAACGATGGACAACCGTCTATTCACAAAACCTTGATTTGACAGGTGTTGTGGCCGCAGGCACTTGGAACGGATCGACCATAACCACGGGTTACGGTGGTACTGGCGTTACCTCCACGCCATCTAATGGGCAATTATTAATTGGTAATGGGGCAGGATATTCGTTATCGACTTTAACTGCTGGCACTAACATAACCATAACTAACAGTTCTGGCGGCATCACAATTGCTGCTAGTGGTGGCGGTAGCGGCACCGTAACCTCGGTTGCAGCGTCAGGAGGCACAACAGGCTTAACGTTTAGTGGGTCGCCTATTACTACTAGCGGGACACTTACGTTGGGGGGTACGTTAGCTGCTGCCAACGGAGGAACGGGCGCTTCATCGCTTACTGGCGCTGGTATTGTTACAACGACAGATACACAAACAATCAGCGGTCAAAAGAATTTCACTAATTTTTCTTGTACTTACGCCGGTACAACGTACGCTACAACAAATGCTTACTTTGGTGAGAATAGCTCTTACGCCGTTATAGGCGGCGTTAATGGCGTTGTGTTAGCTAGTGGTGGAACTTACCCAGGCACTAGTCGGTATGTGGGCGACTCTACAGCTTTTCGACCATCAACAACTGCGACTTACAGTTCAGGTACGCTAAGTCAACGTTGGACAACCGTTTACTCGCAAAACCTTGACTTGTCGGGTGTTGTAGCGGCTGGCACTTGGAACGGCTCAACGATCGGTATCAGCTATGGCGGCACAGGATCGACAACACAATCAGGCGCGCGTACTTCGCTTGGCGTACCCGCTGCGCCTACGGGGTCAAGCGCCCAACTGCTTGCCAACAATGGTGCGGGTGAGTTCAGTAATGTCAGCGTTGGGACAGGATTAAGTTATTCAGGTGGTACGTTAAGCGCAACGAATACCGGCACTGTAACCAGCGTTAGCGGCAGTGGCGGTTCGACAGGCCTCACACTCACGGGCGGCCCTATCACGACGTCTGGTACGTTGACGCTAGGCGGCACGCTGGCTACAGGCAGTGGTGGTACGGGCGCGTCGTCGCTTACGGGCGCCGGTATTGTCACGACAACTGACACACAAACTATTTCAGGTGTTAAGACTTTTTCTAGCACTAGCAACGCTTTTGTTGGCGCCACATATAAAACATCCAACGCTTATTTTTATGAAGATACTTCATACGCGGTTCTGGGTGGTGTTAATGGCGTATTAATGGCATATGGTTCTTACCCAGGAACTGTTATTTTTGCGGGCGACAGCAACACTTGGCGTCCTACTGTAGATAACACTCGGGCTTTAGGAACCGCTTCGTTTCGATATACAGTTGTCTATGCGACAACGGGTACGATTAATACGTCAGATGCGTCGCAAAAGCAGCAGGTCAGAGAACTATCCGACGTCGAGCAGCGCGTAGCGCAACGTGTTAAAAAGCTGATACGAACGTTTAAGTGGAACGACGCCGTTGAAGCAAAAGGTGAAGATGCGCGGATTCATTTTGGTGTTATCGCGCAAGATGTGCAAGAAGCATTTGCCGCCGAGGGCTTAGATGCGTCAAAATACGGTTTGTTTTGCAGTGACACATGGACCAACTCAGACGGATCGTCACAAACGCGTTTAGGCGTGCGTTACAGCGAATTGTTGGCTTTTGTCATCGCCGCACTTTAAGGACTACTATGACAACCATTTTATCCCCTAGCCCAAAACTTCAGTTTTTTGCTTCGGATGGCTCCTTGTTAGTCGGCGGCAAACTCTATACTTACGAAGCCGGAACGACCACGCCGTTAGCGACTTACACCGATTCTACTGGGGCGACGGCTAACACAAACCCAATCATCTTAAGCGTGCGCGGCGAGGCGAACGTCTGGTTAGGTACGTCGTCATACAAATTTGTTCTTAAAGATAGCAACGACGTCCTTATCTGGACGGTCGATAACATCTCAACGGCGCAAGGTCTTATCGACGCCTTGAGCGCGTCTTTGGCTGCGGCATCTGGTTCTTCTTTGATTGGTTACTCGCCATCAGGTGCGGGCGCCGTAACGACAACGGTACAGGCCAAACTGCGCCAGACCATAAGCGTTAAAGACTTTGGTGCTACAGGCGATGGTACGACCGACGACACTGTGGCGTTCCAAAACGCGCTGACTGCCGCGACAGGTAAATCGCTGTACGTGCCTGCTGGTACATACGTCTGTACGGGGCTAACGATCTACAGCGGCACTAACATGTACGGCGACTCGCCTGCCACGTCGATTATCAAAGCCAAAAGCACCCTTGGCGCTACAACGCCGCTGTTAAAGAACCCCAATCAGACAGGCACTGCGTACGTTTACGTAGACAAAGGTATTAGCGTCAGCAACATCAAGTTTGACGGTAACAACTTAGGCCCGCGCACGGCTGAGTTGGTTTCGTTTGGCAAGGTCGAAGACCTTAACATCACTAACTGCTACGTTTACAACGTGCAATACATCGGTATTGCGTTGGCAGGCTGTATTGCGGTAGGTGTTAACCAGTGTTTGTTTACGGAGTGCGGCAGCGACAGTGTGCTCGCCGAGGGCGGCGCTGCAATATGGATGGGGCCAGCCGCTGACACCACAAGGTCTTACGACGTGAGCGTCAGTGAAAGCAGCTTTATAAGCAACAACTGGTCGGCGATGTACGCCAACGGCGATCGATTGTCGATCAACGGTAACTACTTATCCGCAAATAAAGAGTCCGGCATTTTTATGACCGGCAGCAACAACGTCATTTCAGATAACTGGATTAGTGGTCAGACTAAAAAGAACATTTCTGCGTCTGGTATTGAATTTGAAGGTGATTTTCATACAATTAGCGGCAATTTTATTGGTGATTGCGATGATTACTGTATAGCCGTTACAGATTCGCAGTTCACTACAATCACTGGTAACTCGCTCTATAACCCGCGTCGTAACAGCGCGTCGTTCCCCAACGCAAGCTGTATCGGCATCATTTCGCTGACGGCTAGTCCAAATCAGCCGCGCTACATTTTAATCGTCGGTAACAACATGTGGGCGCCATCAAATGACGCCTACGCGGGCGTGTACTTCTATGGCACATCTTCCGCGCCGCAGTACGTCACGATTAGCGACAACCAGATGAACGGCAACACATGGACGTCTGGTCAAGCGATCTATGTGTCGTCAGGGCAGGCGTCTGCGTCACAAATCTTCCGCGACAATCCTGGCGCGTTTGATGTGTTTGACCAAGGCGGCTACGCGTCGGGTCGCTTCTACGCTGGTGAAACATTATCGCCCGCTACGGCAGCAGGCACGTTGGCAGTAGCGGCTAACACCTTCTACGCAATGCCATTTACGGTAAGACAGTCGCAGCTTTGGACAAAGATCGGCTGCACGGTAACGACCGCTGGAACAGGCGTTTTCGCGTACCTTGGCATCTATCGTATGGAAAACGGCATACCAACATCGCTAGCATTAGACGCGGGCGCAGTCGGTTTAACATCGACCGGCACCAAAGAAATTACTATTTCTCAGCCTTTACCCTCAGGCACCTACGCGCTTGTGCTGCTCGCCAACGCTAGCGGTGCTACGGTCAGGGCTGGAACACCTAGTGATGTGGCGTTAGCTACGGTAGGATGTAGTGCAGTAGGAACGGCGGACACGTTGATTACCGCCAGCCAAACTTACGGTACGTTACCGTCCACTTTCCCCGCCGTATCCTATTCATCCAGCAGCACACCCTTGCTGACGTTGCGCTATGGAGTTTAAAAAATGACTGTAACTGCAAAAACATTGGCCGAAGGCCAAATTATCCCCAACTCAAATACAACGGTGTATACCGCGCCGTTATCTGTGACGACGATCATCGATAAACTGACCACGGCTAATTACGATTCTGTAGCGCGTGTGATTACGATTAGCATCGTAGCGTCAGGTGGCTCTGTAGGCGACGCGTATTACATAGGTAAACAGACGTTAGCCGCATACGAAACGTATATCTGGCCTGAAGTTGTTGGGCAGATTCTTAGCCCTGGCGATTATGTGTCGGCTATTGCCAGTAACAATACCGGCGTTAACTTACGCATGAGTGGGCGCGAGATAACTTAAGGAGTACGGCTATGGCCGCATGGATGATACCCGCAGCAATTATTGGTAGCGCATTACTAGGTTCTAGCTCGGCTAAAAAAGCCGCTAGTACGCAAGCTGACGCCGCTAATCGTGCTGCCGACTTGCAGATGCAGCAGTTTGAGCGCCAGGTTGAACTGCAAGAGCCTTGGCGTCAGGCGGGCATCACGGCGCTCAACAAGCTCACGCCGTTGGCGACTGAATATACGCCGTTCGGTATGCAACAGTTCCAGCAAGACCCCGGCTACGCGTTTCGTATGCAAGAAGGTATGAAGGCACTGGAACGATCGGCGGCGGCGCGGGGTGGCCTACTGTCGGGCGGTATGCTTAAAGGCGCGCAACAATACGGCCAAGACCTAGCGTCGCAAGAGTACATGAACGCGTTTAACCGTTACCAAGCCGAGCGTAATGCACGTCTGAACCCCTTGCAGTCATTAGCAGGCATAGGCCAAACGGCAACGAACCAATTAGGTCAGGCAGGACAGACGATGGCAGGCAACGTCGGCCAAGCGATGGGCGCTGCCGCACAAGCAAGAGCGTCTGGATACGTGGGCGGCGCTAACGCACTATCGCAAGGTCTTGGTACGTACTTGAACTACCAGCAAGGCCAAAACTTTTTGAACGCTATCCGCCGCCCAGAAAGTGAAGTTGCTGCCGCGCCTATTTATCCGGGTGGATATTATTCGCAAGGATACGGAGGTTAATAATGGCTCTCGTTGACCCAAACATCGCGCTGTCATATAAAGGCGTCCAACTTCAAGACCCGCTTGACCAGTACAGCAAGGCGTCTGCGGCGCAGTTCAACGCGCTTAAGATGGACGAGATCATGCGCGAGCGCGAGGCGCTGTCGCAGATTCAATCAACCATTGCGTCTAAAGGTGGCCCAACCGATTTAAGAGCTGCCGCGCAAGCGATGTTTAAGACCGGCAGGCCTGAGTTTGTAAAAACGGCTGTGTCTATCCTAGAGCGGTTAGACAACCAAGATCAGTTTAGTCAGTATTTAAGACAAATCGAAGGTCCGGCTGCTAACGCATTAGCTCCTGCACCTGCCCCTGCGGAAGCACCCGCGCCAGCACCAGCTAACGCCTTAACCTCTGCGCCTGCACCCGCGCCTGCCGAAACGCCCCCTGTTAATGCGTTGGCTGCACCGCCATCCGCAGCAAAAGCTGCCCCGCCATCAGCTAAAGAGTTAGAGCGACGCTACAGAATGGTGTCCAACATCAATACGCCAGCCGCTAAGGCTGAAGCGCAGTTGATATTGCAACAAATTCAAAACGAATTCCGCGCTACGTTGCCGCCTGATACCATTCGCACAATGACGTCCCTCGGCTATCCGACCACACCAGAAGGGTATCAAGCGTTCCAGAGCGCCCAACGACCGCCTCAACAACCGCGTACTCCTATTGCAGTGCTTCAAAACGGTAGACCAACTTTAGTTGACCCTGCGGACGCTATAGGAAAAATACCCGTTACTTCGGCGGCTATTCAAGTAATAACACCACCAAAAGAAAAAGGCTCTAAGGAATCTGAAGCACCTAAGCCTCCTTCAGGGTATCGCTTTACGCCGTCGGGCAATCTTGAGCCTATCCCTGGTGGTCCAGCAGCGCCGGGATTGTCGAACAAAGACATTCAAAAACGTGAAGCAGTATTTCCGCAGGCAACGCAAGCTGTCAAAGGGTTTGAGACTAAATCTGATCTGTTTATTAGGGATTTAGAGCGCCTTCGAGATGACCCAGGTTTGAATCAAATTACTGGCCCTATCTATGGCCGCACGCCAAGCGTAAGTCAAGCAGGTAGTCGAGCGCAGGCGCTGTACGATAAGATATTTGCTAAGGGTGGTTTTCAAGCGTTGCAGGATATGCGTGAAGCGTCCAAAACAGGCGGCGCGCTTGGTAACGTGTCTAATGAAGAAGGTCGTCGCCTTGAGAAGTCAATTGTTGGTGGTCTTGACAGAACGCAGAACATCAAGGATGTTAGGCGCGGTATCAACGATTTAATTGATGAGATTCGCACGTCGAAATCGCGTGTACGGGAAGCCTATGAATCAACATACGACTATCGTACGCAACAAGGTGCTGCACCATCACCAGCCCCTGCTTCTGGCGGCTGGTCCGTCGTGAGGTAGTCATGGCCGATCAAATCTACAAGGTACGCGATCCTCAAGGCAACATCCGAGAAATCAGAGGACCGGCGGGCGCTAGCGACGAGGAAGTCATCGCGCAAGCACAACGGCTGTTTGCCCCGCCTGCCCCGGCACCTGCTGAACCACCTGCGCCCGAGCCGCGCAGCGAGGGGATGCCCACGGCACCTCGCCAAGAGTTGACCGCAGGGCAGCGTATGTACCAAAGTATTAGACCTTACGTAGCACCTACGATTGAGGCGCTAGGATCAGCAGGCGGTGCTTTGTTAGGGGCGCCGCTTGGACCTCCCGGTGTTGTAGGTGGTGCCGGTTTAGGTTATGGGCTTGCTAAAGAGGCGCTTGAGTTAGGCGACGTCTATCTAGGCGGTAAAGAGCCACGCCAAGGCCCAGCTATTGCACTAGAGCCTGCTAAAAACATCCTTGAAGGTGCAACTTATGAGTCAGGCGGGCGCGTTGTTGCGCCATTGCTTGGTAAAACATTTGGCAAAGTTGTTGACCTTAAAAACTTAGCAGAAACTAAAGCTGCCAAAGTAGGTCGGGAGGCGTTAGGTAAAGACCTTGAACAGACTTTAGAGATATTGCGTAACGCGCCACCAAACGCAAATGTCGCAGAAATTACAGCCAAGATTCAAAACCCGACTTGGCAAGCCTTTATACGCGACGCTTTAGAGAAAAGTCCTTCCGGTGCTCAGTACTTAAACAAGTTCGCCACGATGAGCCACGACGAAGGCGTCAACGCGCTAGCGAAACTGGCGGGCGGCGCAACGGCTACGGACGTGCGCGCTACGACGGACCTTATGAAACAGACGCTGCGCGACATCACATCGCCAGCTCGTCAAGCAGCGTTGAACCGCGCTAATCTTGGTCAGCAAGTCGCACAGTATGAGGCTGAGGCCGGTAAGTTAAGCGCTGAGGCAGCAGCGAAGGTGCAAGAGGTGCGCCGATTGATTGACCTTGGCGATCATGCGGCAGCAGCAGCGCGGCTGCAAGAGATCAAAGCGGGCGTACCGGCAGGGTCACGTTTTGCGCCTGCTAAGGTGCAGCCAGGCTACTCAAACACTTGGGCCGCAACGTTTACTTACCCAGGCAAGTTAGCGCAAATGTCTGATGAATGGGCGTCGAGGGCGGCAGAGGCGTCGCTCGATCTAGGTCAAGGCGCAAGGTTTGCTCAGTCTGCGGCTGACAGCCTACGGGCGGCGGGCATTAAGCCGCTCAAAGGTAATGAGATCGTAAACCAGATTCGCGGCGTATTGAACAACCCTGAGTTTGCAGGCAACGATCTGCTTAGTGGCGCGGCTAAGAACGTCGCTAACGACATCGCTCAGTGGACTATGAGCGGCGGTATTATCGACGCCAGAGCGTTAGATGCGATCCGTAAAAACTCCATTAATGCTACGGTGCAACAATTGCGCCCTGGCGTAGACGCTACAACGCAGCGCAACTTGGCGGCTAAGGTAACGGCTGAGTTAAAGCCCACACTTATCAACGCTATTGAAGCGGCAGGTGGTAAGGGTTATCGTGAGTACCTTGATGAGTTTTCCAAAGGTATGCAAAAGATCGCCGAAACCAAGCTGACCGGTGAAGCCGCTAGGCTATGGAAGACGGACAAAGACGCGTTTGTGCGTCTGGTGCAGAACGAAGCGCCTGACGTCGTTGAAAAGTTTCTTGGCCCAGGCAACTACAACATCGCCACGGAACTGAGCGAGGAGACGGTTTCCACGCTACAGTCGTTGGCGTCAAAACGCGTCAATCAACTTGCCGCTAGCAAACAAGCCTCCGAGGGGCAAAAGGCGTTGGCGGTGCTGTTGAACGAAAATGCGTCTAAACTTCGCATCCCTTCGATCCTTAGTTTTTGGGCTACTGCTACCAACAAGACACTTAGCGAGATAGAAAAATCGATTGGTAGCAAGAGTATGAAAATCCTTGCTGATGCTATGCAGTCGCCCCAAGGCGCAAAGAATCTGCTTGAGAAACTGCCAGCAAAAGATCGCAACAGTGTATTGTTAATACTTACCAATCCGACCGCTTTTAGAGGTAAAAATACGTTTGGGGGTATGGGCGCGCAGCGTGCTGCGGAGTTTATGAGAAGTGGAGCAGCAACGACGTCTATTAATGCGCTAGCATCTGAACCTAGCGAAAATGCGCTGATTGATTAATAGGTAAGGAGCATCATGGAGCACGATGTGGATACGCGTTTGACTGTCCATGAGGCAGTTTGTGCAGAGCGGTACAAGTCGATTGAACAGTCATTTGGTCGTGTCGAACAACGCTTCGACGATGGCTCGGCTAAGATGAAGCGTTTAGAGTACCTCATGTACGCCGTCATGGTCGCTGTGCTCCTTGGGCCTGGTGCTGCTGCAATTTTTTTTAAGAAGCTATTAGGTGTTTAAATTAGGTAAAAGGTCTATCGAGCGTCTGCAAGGCGTTCATCCTGATCTCGTGCGCGTTGTTGAGCGCGCGATTGATCTGACAACGGTAGACTTTACGGTCCTTGAAGGCTTGCGCTCGCCCGAGCGTCAACAGACTTTAGTAGCATCCGGTGCTAGCCAGACACTTAATAGCCGTCACATCACAGGCCACGCCGTCGATCTAGGTGCGTGGGTAGACAGTCAAGTCGATTGGTCTTGGCCGCTGTACACCAAGATCGCCAACGCCATGAAAGCCGCCGCTAACGAGTTAGGTGTTGCTATCGTGTGGGGCGGCGATTGGCGCACGTTCAAGGACGGACCGCACTTCGAGCTAGACCGCAGGTACTACCCGTAATGGACCCGCTAACGATCCTCGCCGCGTTTGGCCCACTAGCAGTCGATCTTGGTAAGTCCTTGATCGGTCGGTTTATACAGACAGACGGTTACAAACCCACCAACATCGCCGAGTACGTGCGGATGCGCGAACTAGACCTTAACATGTTCAAGGCGATGAACGACGCAGGCGGTGCTAACCCGTCCTACCCGTGGGTCGAGGCGATCGTACGGCTGATGCGCCCAGGCGTTGCGCTTATCGTGCTTACGACGTGGGCGACGCTTAAGCTCAACGGTCAGTCATCAGAGTCGGTTGATAACTTCGCAGCCGCCGTAGGGTTCTATCTCTTTGGCGACCGGACGCTGTTCTACTCAAAGAAACGCTAGAGCGCCCTTGCTTCTCTCAGCAACTCCATCCGCTCGCGTGCCGTACGCAACGCCGTGTAGCGCTGGTGCAGCCGCTCTAGTATCGAGATGCGCCTGGCGCCTGCTCGCTCCTCATTAAGCAAACTCAACACCTGATCCTCTGTCATAAGCGCCAGTTCTTTGTTGAGTTTTCGCCAGTTCATACTCAATTTTGTTCTCCAGTTCGGTAATCTGCTTTTGTATGCGTTCAAGTGCGCGGTATTGCTGCCGCAACATCTTCTCGTGCTGATGCTGCTCGGCTTTAGCGGCTTTAAGTTTAGTCTGCCATAAACTAAGTCGGGAGGTCATAGCGGTCCTTAATCACTCGCATGATGTCTTTAGGCGTCATGTTGGGGATGGCTGCGATCAGTATGCAATCCATCGCCACCTTTTGCGCGAACTGGCGCATCTCTTTGACGGTCATCACGGCGATCGGCAACTGCTCGGTAGCGGCGTTGCGGATCATGCCAATCAATTCGTCGTCGCTAATCATAACGAGAAGGGGTTGTGCCAAGAGATTTTCTTATTGCGCGTAGGTGGCGTTATCTCGGTCGCGGTGTAGCCGTAAGCCCAGCCTGATCGCTTTGATACAGATGACTGCCGTTTGACGCGCTTGCGTATGATCTTGCCTTCATCCAGCAAAGGCCACAGTGAATTGTGGATGGTCTTTGATGACATCTTAAGTTTGGAGGCTAACTCAATCGCCGTGATCGGTGTTGAGCGTTGCTGCAAATACTTTAGACATGCTTGTTTCCGATCAACGGCTGATCCTTTTCTCAGCCGCACTATACCTATAGCCATGTGCTTTTCTCCAATAAAATTTGTTTGATGTGCGCGGGTACTTTGGGCAACGGTGCCCAGGCCACCGCCCAATCATCCCAAGTCCCGATGACGCAGACGCCACTAGGGTTTAGCAGTAGCATCTTCACGCCAAGCGGCGGCTCCTGATCTTCAGCGGTGCGCCAGAAAGCCTCGCCTGATAAATAGGACGTGGCTTTCTGAAACATGTTGTGATCGCCACTCATTTATTTCCCCTTGCTCGTATGGCGGCTGCGATATTGCCGCACCTGAATTTTGCGTGACCGTATGGTTCGTCCTGCGCCTGCTCGTCTGCCACCTTCGCACACGCTTCACGCTCGGCAGCAGCAACAAGGGCGGCGAAACGTTCAAGCTGATAAAAGGCATGAACAACCCCGTTGGAATCAGCAAACCCTGACTCCCGCGCCATGCGGATGATGTCCTCACGGGTCATGCTTGCCCCCTTGCTCGTATGGCTCCAGCACACTCAGCGGGCTGCATACCAACGTCACGCGCTTGAAAGCGGTCACAAATAGCAGCACACGCCTCACGCTCGGCAGCTACGGCCTTTAAAATTTCTTTCT